CCCGGACGTCGGCAAACCCGCTTCACTGGCACCAAGACGTTGTGTCTGTGGAGACGCTTGAGATTGGCATCGTGGCTATGCAACAGGTTCGATGGTCGCTCAACCTACGTACCGGCGACATGGGGCACAGTTGGGCGGTGTTGTCGTGAGCCTTGAAGATGACATCTTGGCAACCGTGCGGGACCTTATCGCGCGCAGCAAAGAGATCATCACCTATGCGGGTGTCGTGGGTGGTGTCGACACGGTTAACAAAATCATCAACGTCACAGTGGATGGTGCCCAAGCGCCAACCCCGTGCTTGCCGTTGGCTCACCTTGACGTGGTGGCCGGTCAACGTGTGACCATCATGAAAGCTGCCGGTACGTTCTACGTGATCGGGGTGATGGCGTTTAAACAAGCGGTTCAGTTGCCGACGTACACCGGCACGCATCCCACCGGCACGCAACCGGGGTGGATGTGGTACCGCTCAGACCTCAACCACGCATACGTCAATGTCAACGGCACACCCACACAGCTCGATAACTAGGGGGATCGATGGGCACCATCTCAACCACGACGTTTGCTGAACCCCTAGGGTATTCCAATCAGCAATACATCGACCGTGAGAACTATGACGGTGATCTCTGGTTTGCCAAGCGCGTTTCACAGACACAGGTCGACATCTTCAAGTCGAGCAACAACGGCGCATCGTGGTCCGGCCCGATTGCGTCTTTCACGCGCGCCAACTTGCAAGAGATCTCGGGCTTGTTCATGGACAGCAACGGCCACATTCACATGACCGTTCGTGTCTATGAGTCCGGCACGGACCGCATCTATTACTATCGATTGGCCGCGGGTGCCACCACCTTTGGCACTGAGCAATTCGTCGTGGGTGCATCGGCCGGAAGCGCGGGTGCCGTTTACACCGGCATGGACATCGTTGCGTTTAAACTGTCTTCCACGTGGTACATCCACATTGCGGTTGGCACGCACAACGGCACGAGTGGCGGAGTGACGGTGTTCTCTGCCACGCACACCGGTACCACATTCACGATGCGCAACACGCTCGTTAGCGGCACGCGTCAATGGCTCAACGGGCCGGATGGCATCGTGCACCCAACGATCATGTTTCAGCACACCGGCGACGGTAAGACAACCAATGGATCACCGTCGATGTGGATCGTGTGGGGTCGGTCCACGATCTACTGTGCGTTGTTCACGTGGGCATCCGGCCCGGTGTGGAACTCCCCCAACTGGAATACACCAAGCGCGGTATCGAGCCTGTCACCCGCTCAGCCATCCAACAGTGCCACGTATGACGCGCACGGTTCCCGCGTGCTGCTCATTTGGCCGGTTAGCTCGGTGGTGCGCATCGGTGAGCGGTCCATCGACAACACCACTCAGGTTCAGCGTGACTCGCCAACTCACCCGCAAGGCACGGTACGGCACGCGGCAATCAGTGTGTCATCGGCAACAAGCAACATCCGGCTATACGCCGTTGGCACCACAACGGACAAGCTCTATTACGCCGATTACAACCGTGACGCTGACACGTGGGGGACATGGACGCTCGTGAGCGCGTCCGACATCATCGGCACGCTCAAGAACAACTACACCGTGCGCCGGGTGAACTTTGGCAACGGTCACTTTGACGTGGTGGTGGCAACGGGATCGACCCCGTTCAACCTGATTTCCACATCGGACACGGCAGCGTCGGCACCCAAGCAACCGACCTTGAGCGCACCCGCCAACGGTGTTGCTCAGGATGTCAACGGATCGCTCACGTTCACATGGAACTTCGTTGATGATGACCCGTCCGACTTTCAAGACTCGTATGCGCTACGGCGCACCATCGGCGCAAGCACCACGTATTGGAATGCTGCCGCTTCCACATGGGACGCTAGCGAGGTTTACAACCCGTCCGGCACCACGAGCAAGACGTTTGCTAGCGGGTGGGGATTCGATAGCGACGCGTCGCACTTCTATTCCGTGCGCGTGAAAGACCAACAGGGCAACAGTTCGCCTTACAGCACTCAGGTTCGTGTCATCCCGAGTGCCAAGGACAACCCGAACATCACAAGCCCTAGCGCGTCTCCCACCACGGCCACCATTACGCCAACGTGGACACTCTTGCGGCCGCAAACGGCGTACCGCGTGATTCTCACCGTGACAAGTTCGGGTGCCGTTGTGCGTGACACCGGGTGGGTTTCTAGCGCAACTCAGAGCGTCGCGTTGCCGGACCAACTTCAAGCCATCGGGTACACGCTCAGCGTGCAAGCGCGCAACGAGGAAGGTCTTACGAGCAACGCCAACACGCTCAACTTCACACCGGCTTACACCGTCCCGCAAAAAGCCACCCTTGCTCTCACCCCCAACAGTTCGGTTGGCACGATCACCGTTGCCGTGAGCAACCCGTCACCCACCGGCAGCGAATCGAACAACGCCACCAACACGATCTACCGGCGCAAGGTTGGCGCGACTGATTCCGGGGTGCGGGTGGCTACCGTCGGCACGTCGTCACCGGCTAACGCCATCGTGGCGGGGTTCCATCCTGGCTTTGAGGAAACGAACTCTAGCGACAACTGGGGTACCGCTAACGGCACCGTGTCGACAGCCGCGCGCACCACAACCGATTTCCACAGTGGCATTGCGTCCTACATGGAAACCGCCGTGTCGGGCGCGGGGTTTGCTGGCGTCAACTTTGGCCCGCTCAACCAATTCAGCGCGGCACCCGGTGATCAGTTCTACCTTGAGTTTTGGTTCAAGGCTACGGCCGGACGCAACGTCAAGGGACAGGTTGGTTGGCGCACGGCAGCCAATGCCAGCAACGGCACACCATCCACCGGGCCAACCGTTGTGGCAACGGGGTCATGGCAGCTCTACACAATGACATCGACAGCCGCACCATCGAACACGGGGTTTGCATTCCCCTCGTTGGGGCAATGTTCAGACACGGTGACAGTGGGCGAAAAGCTCTATGTGGACGATGTCATTTATTACAAGGTCGGCAACAGTAGTGGTGCCCCTGCCACGTATGGCGACTTCATGGCAGCGTCCGGCATCAACTACGAATACAGCGTGATCACGTCGGCAGTCAACGCGGCAGTGCGCCAATCGGATTGGTATAGTTAAATGTTTGCACTTTTAGTGGAGGTGGGTTAGATGTTGCTCGGAGTGCACGAACAATACCAAGGTGATAGCGCGACGTCGCCGGATGCCACGCTCACGCGGTATCCAAACACGATGGTCACGCGAGAGTTCAAGGGTGGTGTCCTCAAGCCTCAGAACCTTGTCAAGTCGCTCATCAACCTTTGCCAATCTGTGTGGGACGCTGGTCTTGTTGCCAACGTCTCGTTCAAGCTCAGTCCGGCTGAGGTCACCAACGGTGAGTGGGAGATCTACGTCAAGCAACTGTGCCGCTTCCTTGTCGACAACGGACGCACGGGCAAGACGGTATTGACGTTCTGGCATGAGCCCGAGGATGACTCGCGCGACAGCTACCCGAACGGCACCAACAAGACGTTGGCGTTCAACGATGCTGCCGAGTTTGTGACCTACTTCAATACCATTCACCGGTGGGTCAAGGAAGTCAGCGCCAACATCACCACGAGCCACGCCGCGTTGGGTTACGGGTACCGGCCGAACCTCGGTAGCAAGGACAAGAGCGCGTACGTGACCAACCCCGATGCGTGGCGTACGCAAGCCGACATCAACGCCATCGATATTTACTCGGGCCGATCGTTCCCGCTGTCCGATACGCTGCCGGATTCCGCTGCGTTTAAACGCTGGCGTGACAGTCACGGGGGACCTTGGGGGGTAGCGGAACGAGGATGGACCGCAAGCCCGGACGCGCACGCTGAGCGGGCCGACAGCATCGCTCGTGAGCTTGCGTGGCTCAAGACGTTGCCGGACACAGAGCGGCCGGTCTTTTACATCGTGTGGCTTACGGAAGGTGTTGAGGGTGACGACAACCTCAAGCCGGATGACACGATGACCAACGCACTCAACACCGGCTTTGCTGGCATCCTGGCACCCACCCCCGAACCGGAACCGACACCGGACCCGACACCCACCGACCAACAGTGTCCACTGTGTCACGGTACCGGGCGCGTGCCGGTTGGCTCGTACACCATCACGACCAATGTGACGGTGGTCCGGTAATGAGTCGCCACCGGCCACCACGTCACCAACGGGCATCGGCATTCATGCGTGTCCCGCTTGGTGTCCGTGAACAACCCGCGTGGATATTCATTGGTGTCTTGTTCATGGTCATCGGTATCGGATACGTCACCGGTGGCGCACAGTCCATGTTGACGGAAGCCATCGGAACCATCGGCTTGCGTATTTGGGGTGGCTCGCTCGTTGTTACGGGCTTGCTGCTCATGGTGGCAACGGCCAAAGCCAAGCCATCACTTGAAAAGCTAGCCTTGCGCATACTGTCAACCAACCTGTTCGCGTATGCGGCATGGCTCTTGACGGTGGTGCCGTTTCAGCGTGCCGGAACAACAATCATCCTGTCAGGGTCATTGATCGTTCTAGCTGAGTTTCGGGTGATGCACTTACGACAGTTGATCAAGCGGACTGAGATAATCCGCCACGAGCTAACCGAGCGTGACCGATGAGCCAAACATTGATGGTGGCAATGATCACCGGCATCACTTCCATTTTGGGTGGTGGCGCGTTTGTAGGTTGGCTCAAAGACCGAAAGAAAGACGACGCAACCGCGCTACTTACCAATGTGGAAGCGTTGCAAAAACAGGTTGTGTTGCTGACATCGGTAACTGACTATCTGCGCAAAGAGAATGCACAGCTAGCCATCGACCGTGACCAAGAGCAAGAGCGCTCCCGTAAGCTACGTGAACGCTTGGGGGAGGTTGAGGAAGAGCTAATGCAAGTCCGGCAGACAGCCAACCAAGCTCAAGCTCAGGTTGCCGCACTCTCTGACAAGGTCCGTAAGTTGGTTAAAGGGGAGGATGCCCACTATGGATGAGCCGGAATTTGTCAATCCTGATGAGTTCGATGATTGGGATGACGTCGACTCGACCACCGTTGAGATTGACGATGACACGTATGAGCCACCCACGACCGATGGTGAGGGGTGCGACTAGTGTTCAGTCAGAACGGATACCGTGCCAACGATCGATCCCTCATCGCGTCGTACACCGTGCCCAACACAGACATTCGGCTGTCACTCCGCAAGGGTGACGTGTCGGTTGTCTTGCTCTATGTGTTGGAAGAGTTCAACCTCACGGTTCAACCGTTGCGGAAGAATGACACCGGTGGATACGCAGAGCGCGGCATCCGTGGTGGCGTGTCGCTCAGTAACCATGCGTCGGGAACGGCTGTCGATGCCCGGTGGAATGACCACCCGCTAGGCAAGCGACACACGTTCACGGCAACTCAGGTTCGGGCCATCCGTGACATCCTGACATTCTGTGAGGGTGTCGTTAGGTGGGGTGGCGACTATGTGACCAGAGCCGATGAGATGCACTTTGAGATAATTGCATCTCCCGATGCCGTGCGTCGTGTGGCTGCCAAAATCCGGGCGTACCGTGAGGGCAAGTCCGGTGGCACGATCAAGCCCGGTGTCAAGGCATACCCCGCGTATCCGGGCCACCCGTTGCGACAGGGCATGACCAACAACAAGAGCGTGCGCGTCTTCCAAGCCAAGATGAAAGCTCGCGGTTGGAAGCGCATGAAAGTCGATGGGGACTTTGGTCCCACCACAGACGACTTGGTGCGACAGTTCCAAGCCGAAAAGCGTCTCAAGGTTGACGGTGTTGTCGGCCCGAAGACATGGAAGGCCATCTTTACGGCCAAGTAACGAAGGATGTGAATATTTCCATGGGTGTTGCTGCCAAAGCTTGGGTTGCGTTCGTGTTGAGCGTCGTGACCGGGCTGCAAGCAATCTACGTCGGCAACGTGGTGCTCACCATCATTGGCATGGTGGTCACTGCCGTTGGTGTCTACCTTGTGCCGAACACTCCAGACGTCACGGTGACCACTCACCGGCCGGATGACCCGCTCGTTTAAACGGGCACGCAGCAAAGCACCCCCGAACTGTCCACCACGGACGGAACGGGGGTGCTCTGTTTAAACGACTAGCCTTGCGGGTTGTCCCTGATCGGTCGGGTGGGGAACGGTGCGGGCCGGTTGGTCGGCAGCGTCGGGATGGCGGTCCGGATGTCGTTGGCGGGACGCTCCACAATGCCGACGCTCGGGATGACATCCGTGCTCAGGGTGGCAGGCTCACCATGCTCCGTCTCGCGGAACGTGATGAACCGTTCGTTGAACCGCTCACCCCGCCGGTTGATGGCATCGATGATGCGCCACGCGATGAACGCAACCGCGAGGATGGCAACGTATGCCAAGACGTACGTGTGCGGCTCACTCAGCTTGGTGAACATCACTCGTCACCCCCGATGGCGGACCACTCGGTGACGATGTGGAACGTGCCGGACTTGAGCGCTTCCGCGTGAGGCTGAGCGGTCAACTCACGCCACGTCTTGCCACCACGACGCACGCTCTCATGCCTCTCATGCGCCGTTTCGTACCACCGGCCGTTGCCTGCCTTGAAAGCAACGTACGTGAGCATGACGTCTTCGTACCGGCCCGGATGCTGCCAAGAGATCGTGGGTTCCTCTCCGGACGGTTCGCGGGCATCGAGCGCGCGGAGTTCGGCAGCACGCGCCATGGCGTGCGCGGCGGCAGCCTCAAGGGCTTCCGGACTGTCAGAGTTCATCGGGTCATTCCTCTCGATGTTCTTGCGGAGTTCGGTTGGCACAAACGGCATATCGATTGCCCGAACCATCCCTGAACCAATGTGGATGTGGTCCGTACGACCCATGAATGCCGATCGTGCAATGTCGATGGCCCGGTTGCGAGCCACAAGAGCGGGATCAACGGGCACGTCTTGAAAGCATCCTTCCTTGTCGTTCCAATACCCGAGGTCAAACCACGGCTCATGCTCGTTGCGCTGAAACAAAATACGGTCCGGGTGCTCATCGCCGGTCTTGAGCGTGTACCGTTCGGAACCCCAAACCGTGGTGTGTGTCTCATCGCGCAACGGCTTGTGCTCTGTGCGCCACCGGGCTTGTTCCTTCATGGTGCGTTGCACGATGACGCGTGCGGTGTTGCTCAGGTCGATGGTCAACTCAGCCAAGAGCTTTGCAAACCCGCGACGCGCCATCTTGTCCACTGTGCGGTCATGCCGTTGTTCCCACTTGCGGTAACGGATCACCTTGCCTTTCCAAAGCTCTTGAGACGTGTCGATGGTTTCCACGTTCCCCCCTAACCAGCGTTCTTGGCACAGTCCTTGCAAACGCCGTGACTGTCCATGTCGGTTTTGGCCGGACCCATGTCCTTGCCGCACCACGAGCAAATGACTCGCCCGTAACACGTTACCGCATCGATGATTTCCGCGATTGCTTTTCCGACCCCGCGCATGATGACCCCCGTCAATCGATCTCGCGTACGTACGTTACGTGGTCCGTGCTCTTGTCTTGCTGGCAGTACCGGTCACACCACTCGTTGGCAGCTTTGCGGGCAAGTACCTTGTTGCAATCATCCGGCCACTCGTGGTCAACCACGGTGGTGCGGGTGGCTAGGTCATGAGTCACAACCTGAATACTCATCTTGCATCGCCTCTTGTTCCCTCTCGTCTTCCTCGTAACCAATTCCTAGTGTCAACGGTACGCGTGAACTACAGGGCTTGTCCTTGATATAGATGAAGTCAGACCCGTCACGAACTCCCCGGACAAGCGGCGCACGGTGGTACTTGAAGCATCGCTCATACCGCTGGGCACCACACCCCGGACAGGGGTTGCCGTACGGGTTCCGTGACCTCAGAACGGCACCACCGGCCCGACCGGGCTTGAGCCAAGGTGGCATTGCGCCCGGTCGGTTACTCGCCATCGTGCACGACCGTGAGATCGGTCTTGCTCGCGTTTAAACGCACGTGTTCATCCGTGACGCTCCGGAGCGTGACCCGCGTGTCATCGATCTGACTGTGTACGACCCACAACCCGTGAGCCGCGAGCATCGAACCCCCGTAGATAACCGGCGTACCGGGCGGCAACTCAAGTTCCCGCTCAAGCCGCGCAAACAGTTCACTCTCAAAGTTGCTCATGTCAACGTCTCCGCTTGAGGTAGTCCCGAACAATCCCGTAGGCAACGCCACCGACAATCCCGATGACTAGCGCCGACCCGATGTCTACCATGCGCATCACGCACCCCCGTCTTTCTCGTCAAGTTCCATCTCGCCACCGCAAGGACACGTCGGCAAGCCAACCTCAGCCCATTTCTTGGTAAGCCGGATGATGTACCCCTTGCCATCCTCACCGGCCAACTCACAACCCCGACGGACATCCTCACCGGTGTCGGGGTCGACAACCTTGCCGAAACACTCGACCTTGAGCATACGGGTCGTTTGCTTCTTAACCCCGCCATCGGCAAGGTTGACCTTGGTGTGTGGGTACGGCCCCAACTCATCGGCAATGCTCGTGTAGGCAGCCATGCTGTCATCGTGAATGCCAGTCGCGGTAAACCCCTTGCCGGACGCACCCCCCGCACCCGTAAGACCGATCGCGCGGGCAACCTCGCTGAACTCTTTACCGTGCCCCTTGCGACCCATCGCGTGCACCATCTCATGCGCTACGATGCCAAGAACCTTGACGCTGTCATCTTGCGTCGGGTTGATAAAGATGTGGGCAACACCCTCGTTAAAGTCCGCGTGGTGACACTGGCCAATCACCTTGCGCACGTTGCCTTGCGGAAAGCCCGTGCTGATGACCATCCGAACACCGTCGATGTCGTTGAACCCCGCTTGCCGGAACATCGCTTTGAGCGCTGTCACAGAGTCGATGAGCCACGCTTCCCGGATGCTCTCGCGGAGCGACACGCCATCGGCCACCGTCACAACTTCCGGCAACACATCCTCAGTGAGGTGGTCACCCTCGCGCGTGGGGTCGATCTCATCAAACGGGTCATCGTTGCACCGGTCGCACTTGCCCTTGAGGGTGCCGCACTCACAGTACCGGGCAGCATCCCGCGCGGCTTCCGCTTCCGCAATCGCGGTTTCAAGCGGCTCACGCTTGAGCATGTGCGGCTTTTCGACACCAATGCTGCGCGCGTACTTGACTCGCTCGTTGCGCTCCGCAAGTGCACCGTTGCTTGCCATCTCGACCCCAACCCCTCGCTTGTTGCTTACCTAGGTAACTCTACCGTTTAAACGGCGGGACCGGGGGAGTTCCGCCAAACTCCCCCGGATGTTTTTCAGAAACCCATGTTGCCCGCGCAGATGGGACCGATGAAACGCGCGGCCGGACCAACACCATCAACCGTGGCGGTAAGCGTCCGGCCACACATGCAACACCCACCAAGCTTGATGCTCAGCGCTTCACATTCCTCAAGGGTGAGCTTACGACCCTCGCTCGGAACACGCTTGGCCATGCCACCCGCGTAGTTCCAAGCGTCACCGGCCTCACGGTCAAGCCGCATCGCGTAAAAGTGCGTGCCTTGCTTGGCCTTTTTCATGCGGTAGATCTCACCGTCAAGTTCGTAGATTCCCGCAATCTTGGTGACAGCTTCCTTGAGGCTTCCGGCAACCGGCTCAACCGACGTGCCGACGTAGTCCGGCATGGTCTTCAGCTTTTCGATACCGGCGCTCACGTCCCGCTTGCTCAAGCCCTTGAGCATGGCTTCCGTCTCGGCCTCACTACGCGGGTTGCGATCGGTGTTGAAACCCATCTTGCGGCCGGTGAGGCTCAGAGCGTAGCCGACCTGAGCGGGAGTGGCCCGGTCCATCTCGATGCGCTCAACCTCGCTCAGCACCCGCTCAGGACAGCCAAGCAATGCGTCAATCAGAGTGCGTGCACCGGCAAGCGAGATGTTCTCAATGTCGGTGGTGAACCCCGGCTTGACCAAGAGCGAGGTGAACTCACGAGTCTTGATAAGGAAGCCAAGGTAACGGGCTTGCTTGTCAGAGATCTTGCGAACGATGCCACGTCCCGCGCGCTGTCCGGGCTTGGCAAACCGGGTACGCTCACCCTTGACCCGCTCAGCGATGGTGCCAAGCTCCGCAAGCAACCGGTCGGCATCCTCAACGCTGCGCGTGGCCCGGATGTGCGCGCTCATGTCAGCCATCATGCAAGCCGAGCAAATGCACTCGGTGTTGTGACCCTGGACACTGGCGGTAGCGTTGGTGTTCATCGTGACCCCCTGTTGTTCTCTCGCTTACAAGGTCAACACTACCGCCGTTTAAACGGCGTGTCAGCTACTTTGCCAAACTCGCCCGAACTTTGTTGCTCGGTTCGTGAGCGCTTGCTTGGCTTGCTCACACGTGTACTCGCTTGGCGTTGTTGCCTTGTTGGTTGCTTGCGCGTTGTCGTCGTTCATGGCTTGCCATTCAAGCCACTCCGCGTGATTCCGGAACGGTTGCATGTTTAAACACCCTTTCCCTTGAGCCGCGTGACAGTGCCCTTGAGCGCCGCGTTGCTGCGCTTGAGCGCGTCCCGCTCAGCCGTGAGGGTGGCCAACTGTGCCGTTAGTTCGTCGATGGTGGTCACCGCTTCCCGGATGGCGTTACGGTCCGCGCGGTTCACTCGGCCACCCCCGGAAACTCAACCTCGCACCGCTCACACTCAAGCGGGTCAAGCCCGTTGGCAAGCCGCTCAGCGTTCACGGTGTCGGCATCCTCGTTGTGCACGTACATCATGCCACCAACCCACACGTGGTCATCCGTGTCACAGTTCCACTCGCGCGTGCCGATAATGTCAATCTCTGAGGTGTCGGTCCCGAGCTTGCCGCACTCATCCATGACGTGAGTCGGTTGGTTGGTCACGGCCACCGTGTCGCCGCACATCTGGCACTTGTAAGTGTTCGTGGTGGCGCTCATGTCAACTCCCGTGTCCGTGTCTCTCGCTTACAAGGACAACACTACGGGGTGACAGACTCGTTGTCAGCCGGATGACAAAAGTCTTGCCAAGATCTTTACCAAGCGGCATGGCTTCCTAGGATGGCTCGCTGGCACTCCGTCCTAGGATGGTTGTCCAGCGCACACAGCAAGACACCCGCGCGACATGGTGTCAACGCGGGTGCCCGTTTACTTGTTGTTCAGTTGTGCGGGGGTTGTGGGGGTGAGCACGTCCGGGGGTCAACGTCCGTGCTCACCCCGCACCGGGGGGATGGTTCAGTTCTTGGCGTCCGTCTTGGGCGCGTCGTTCGTGGTGGCCTTGTCACCGGCAGTCTCGGCAGGCTTGGCCGGACGCTTGTCACGGTCACCGGTCCGGAACGTCACGAGCACCTTGCCAGGGATGCGGTTCCCGCGCTCATCGGTGGCCGGAACGGTGTCGGGGTGGATGTTCATCCCAACGTCGAATTTCTGAGCAGCGGCGCGGAGCTTCCGGGCGACCCGGTCAACCTTTGCACCGTCGTCGTCAACCTCGATGTCGTACCACTCACCCTTGACAGCGTCCTTGACCGCGACGTGGATGGGGTCGGTGGACGTACGCGACCGGACCGACGTGATCTCGCGGGTGCTCTTCCGGATGGTCACGATGCCGACGTCACCCCGGTCACTGGCCGAACTCTCGGTGGTGGCCGGAGCGTCGGTCTTGGTGGTGTCCTCAGCGGGCTTGAACTCAGCGGCCGGAACCGGGGTCTTGGTCGTGGCGACCGGGCCACCGGGAGTGGCGTTGCTCGCGGGCTTGGTAGCGGTCTTGGGAGCGTCGTTCTGAGCCATGATCGGTGTTCCTTGTCTCTTGTAAGTTTGGGTTGTTTCAACGTTTGTGGATGTTACACCGGCTAACCCCTATACCGGCCACGCGACGACTAACACTCTCGGGACGTATTGCTTGTGGATGCCCCTCGCGCTTCCCTGTTCTGTACTGAACTCTACCCGATGTCGCTCACGTTGTGGAGCGTTTCGGCAAACTCAGTAAAGGTCTTCCTTGCTCGTGCTGCCCTTGCCCTTGACAGCCGCACCACCCTCCCCACCATCGGCGAGACGCGCGGCAGTGTCGGCATCGACCGGCATGAACTTCCGCACCTTGGCGTTGATCTGCCCGTTGTATTCGTCGTTGTACGTCTCGACAAGGGCATAGTTGCCGATGAGTTCGTCCGTGTCGACAGAGCACGTCGGGTCACCAAAAGCGTTGAACGCTTCCTGTCGCATGTTGTCGGCCGACTCATCGAGCGAGATCGAGCGCCAAAGCTGCCGACCCTTGTAACGACCGTCGTTGATCTCGGCGGCAACACCGGACTTGGGGAACGTCACGACCCAATTCCAGTACGGTCCCTTGCTCCCCTCAAGGGCTTCCTTGGTGCGGGGGTTGGTGTCGAGAACTTCCTTGAGCTGAACAAGGTAGATACCCTCATCCATGTCCCAACCCGACTCGGCCGACTGCGTGCGCTGAGCGGCCTTGCTGTCCATCTTGGGCATGTCTCTTGCCTTCCTCGATGTTGTTTAAACGACCCCGTTGCTAGGGTCGGACGGCAGGGGCGAACCCTTATGCTTCGTACCGCCCGACACCAATTACATTACTAGACGTTGCGACTCTGTGCGAGACGTTCCTTGAAACTCTTGGTTTCAGGATCGGCAGTGAAGTCAAGCTGAGCACGCGACGCCAAGATGAGCCGATCGGCAGACGGATTGACAGTCATCGGTCGAGTGATGCCGACTCGATCACCCCCGCGCCACCGTCCGATCTCACGGCAGACACCAATGCCGATGACATCCTCATCATCCGTGCCGAACTCATGCAAGTCCGCACCCACGATGAGGTTGAGCGACCCCATGAGTTCTTCCCGGAACTTTTCCGTGAGCCCCGGTACCATCTTCCCGTCTTCCTCGCGGTAGTGCGCAGCGAAGAAAACGTGACACGGCAAGTCACGGTAAAGCCGCATGAGATGACGGGCTTGGTTGGTCCACACTCCATAGTCACCAAGCTCTGTCTGGAAAGGATTGACCCCCTTGTCAATCAGGGCTTGCGCGCTCTTGAAGTTCTCAACGCGACCCAAGCCGCTTTTCTTGTTCTGCCGTGCCATCGTTGCCGCACGGATGAACCGTTGCTCAAGGTCGCTCAGGTGGTCGACGTTGACCGAGATGAGTTCCCCACGTTCCGCCATGGGTTCGGCATCCTCCCAAAAGATGCGTTCCATGTCGTTGTACGACGCTGCCTTGCGATACACGATGTTGTCGATGTTCGCGCCGTACCGCTTGAGCGGGTGCTTGAGCCAACCGGCACCCTCTGTGTCGATGGCAAGGATCTTGCCGAGACGCGACGCACCCGCCATGTACGTTGTCTTGCGTCGCTTGGCCGGACCGTAGAACAAGCCCTTGATGAAATCCTCTTGGTCCGCGAGTGTGTCACCCATGTCAATGCCTCTCACGCTCTTGTGTGAACCCCGACAGCGCCAACATTCGGACGGTATCACCGGGCTTGCCGGTACGTCGGCCGAATAGACAAGCCTCTGTGTACGAACAACGCCAACGGCAACGATCGCTGTCCGTCTGTCGTTGGTGCTTGTTGGCAGGGCTGTAAAGGTCTTGGACGTCTTGCAACGCGTCGGCAGCGATACCGGCTAGCTGAGCCTCTGTGTAGTGGATGTTGGTGCGTTTAAACCGAGCATCGAGCGGCGTACTCTTCATGCTCGACTTCCAACCCTCATCCCCCTCTTTGAAGATGTCTCCCTGATTCTGTTTGGTCTTGCTGGCACTGTGGATGGCACCCCGAACATTGATGCCAAGCTTTTTCAGACCCCACACGTACAGTCCGAATTGGTCAAGAAAGTCATAGTCGTGATCGGTCGGCAACTGTCCGTGCGACTTCTCATCGATGACCCTCACGTGACCCCGGTTGTCCTTGACCGTGCGGTCAATCTTGAACTTGAGGACAACCGGAACGGGTGCCGTACCAAGCCCGTTGCTCGATGACGGGTCCGGAAGATCGATCGTGCCCAACGGCGCTAGGTGCGTCGTTTCGACACCCATGATGGTGTGCTCAGGGTCAAGCCCGTACACATCGACGTAACCCCGGTACATCCACCCCATGAGCGCGGCAACGCCAGCGTCCCCACCGTCCCTTGTGAACTTGTCGAGTAGCGCGTTGACTTCCTTGGTGGCTAGCGCTTCCAACTCATCGGCCGACACGTCCCACCCGCCGTTGGGCATTTGGTGAGCCATGATGACGTTGTAACGCGTCTCAACGACGGTGTGCCAGAGCACCCCCTTGCCAAGCGGACTGTTGTCGTCAACCGGCTTGGTCCAACGCTCGTTATAGGACAGGTGGTGCTTGAGCTTGCATTGTCTTCCTGTATCAATTTCTGACCAGCTAACAACAATCGGATCAACACTCATGCGGACACGTCCCCCCGTTACGTGCTCTGCCGCAATTACAGTTGAAGCAAAGCAACTGATAGATATCCGGATACCCGGCAATCCGAGCTTTTCGGTACATAGGCAACCCACCAAGACCAACTTTACGATCAACATGCCCATCGTTATTTACGTGGTCAAGCGTTAGGAACAATTCATTTGTTTCACCACAACACTTGCATCGGTTGCCGTACGCCGCATAACAATTGCGCATTTCACGTAGCGCATTGTTCTTTTGATGCATCTTGTAGCACGTAATACAAACATACCGAGTGGCACCGTTACTGACGACAACCCGTAAGTTGTCGCCCGTGACAAGATGCCCAAGCTTGCAAGTGCGCCCGTCACCCGGCTTGCGAGTGTCGATTGTGGCCGTTCCCGAATCACGTAGTTGCTGGCAGGGTCGGCAACCCCCGGACGGATAGGTGTTTTCCGGTGTCCGGGGGTGCCCACGTCGGCACGCTTGAGTTTGCATTTTTAAATCGTACCATGCCGGATCAAGCTACGGCCGGGTACCTCTCAGCCTTGGTGCCGTACGCACGGTTCTTATTCTGCTTGTGCTGTGCCCGACGCCACTGAGTGTGCGTCAACAGGGCACCGTCGAATGTGTCGGCCGTGCGCGGCAACGCGCCGTTCTGCTTGGCGTAGTGGCGCACGCGGTCACCGTAGGCAAGCGGCTTGGTGGCGTCCGTAGCGCCGTACCGGGCATACTCGATACCGCGAATTGCGGCGTAGTGCTTGGCCCCCATACCGCGACCGGTTGCCATGCTGTACGTGCGACTCTGGACAGCGCGCACGGCACGGATGATCCGACGCTCAGTGAACTTGTTGACAGCCGATGTCTTGGTCTTGCTCATGCGCGCGGCGTGACGCTCCCGCTTGTTGCCCATCACAGCAAGGTCGATCATCCGGTGTTGACTCTCGACACTCGGGAACTCATCGGGGTTGCCGCCGTAGCCGACACTCAAGGTCGCGAATAGCCTCTCGTCACTGGGGAACTCAACCCCGGCGTAATTGATGCTGTCCTGAACAACGGTCCCACCGTCGGGGGTTGTCGGGAGCGGGGTTGTGTCGCGCGGGTCGGTCACGTCACCGTGCCGGTTGACAGTGAGCGGGTTGTTCGGGTGCTCAAAGATGGCATCCGAGAGTTCGTCCTTGGTCATCTTGCTCCGTCCGGTGATGTTGAGTTCGGCAGCAACCTTGCGCAAATCGTCGCGGTTCATGTCAAGCCTTTCACGAGTGTTTAAACGGGGTGCGCTCATGGCCAGTCTCATCGACCCCACATGGGTAAGTAACGTCATGGCGCACCCCGTAGCTAGGGACTGTGCGTGTCCCGCCGCACCCCGGTAGCTCAGCCGATCAGAAAGGCTGAGTGGTGTTGGCAGCCTGCCACACGTCCGTGAGAACGTCGTTGTGAGCAATCGCGCTCACGTACTGGCGGTAACCGGGCTTGTGGTAACCGTCGCCACCGGTGTTGTACGCGTGGAGCGCCGTGAGTGCCGCGTTGGCCCGGTCACGCAGAACGCGCCCGATGGCGTACTCAACGGCATCCTTGGCTTCCTTGAGTCCGCTCAGCGTGATCGTGCGAACTTCCTTGATGTCCGCGATCTTGTGAACGGTGCCGACGTCGGAACCCCGCATGTCACGGTCAACGACGTCGTACGCAACCTCATCGATGTCCGCCTTGCTGGCACGCTCGACATGCTCACCGATGCGGAACATGAGCGCGCGGACAGCCTCACCGGAAGCATCGTTGTTACCGGCACAGTCCGTGCCGACCCGCTCAGCGAACGCGGCAAGCTCACGCGCCACGATGCCGGAAACCGCCGTCATGTTGATCGTGCCGTTCATGTCAACCCCCGTTTTGTTAGGCCCGGTTGGCCTTGCAAGAACAACATTACGCGGGGTTGTTGAGGTTGTCAGCCAAACCCGCAAAAAGTTTGGGGGCAACTTTGACGACATGCTCAAGGGCAAACATGATCGGGTCGGTACCTCGGTAGAACGCCACCACGCGCCACACCGGCTTGTCTTCCTCAACGTTCGGCAGGGTGGCAACGCTGAGCGTGGCTTCCCGGTACGTGTACGCGGTGTTTAAACGCACACCGGGCGCGTCCGGGTGGCACCCGTCACCACCCAACCGGAAGCCAACAGGGCAGCCTTGAGCCGCGCAAGATCGGTCGGCACGTTGTCAACGGTGTCAGACATCCTCGTTCTCATCCCCATCCACATAGTTAGCTTGGTCGATGACCATCTCTGAGTACGCTTGCGGAAGTTGCCAATACTTCGCACCCTTACCGGGCCGACCACCCATCGATGATGCGTACTTGTTCTTGCTGCCGGGAGAATCACACGCCCGTAGCTCTTTCTCAAGTGCATCTTTCGATGTCATTTGTTGCTCACGCATGGACAAGTTCCGTTGTGTTTGGTTCCACATGTCGGCACACATCGAAGTATTGATCCAAAACGTTCGGCTTACTTGGTCGTACCAAATCGCCTTGAGCAACGCACCTTGACCGGCCGACGTCGGGTGTTTGTCACGCATCCACAAGCGAGGGAACACGTGCAACACACCTTCCGATGCGTGCCCCTTAGTTCCTAGCGTGTCGGTACCCCGGTACCAATCGTCAATGATCGTGGTCCACTTGTGACCCGTACCAAGGACAGCATCAAGGATGCGTGCGCCGATGCGAAGCGTGGCCCGCGCTTGTTCATCTCGCTCGGTAACACCCATGCGCAACGACTCAAGCTCTTTCAACATGCCCGCGTGCTGCAATACCGACATGAGCAAGACCCCGGACGCACGGTTGATATCTTCGATGACTAGCTTGTCGGCATCGTTGGTGCGGATGTCCTTTGTGAACTCAAGGTCAATGAACCGGTCTCGATACGCCTTTTGCCGGTACCACTCGACACCCTCACCCGACACCACGATTGACGCGCGCATGAGCTTTTCAACGGTCTCCCAACCGTCCCCGCCCGTGACCTTGTGGGTTTGCTTGCCACCCGTCAACGCCGTGCGCATCGTGGTTTCTTGCTTTTCGGTGAGGTGGCAGTCATCGAGCCATACCGCACCGTTGATGTTTGCAACGAGCTTGTCTCGCAACGTCGCATCGGTCAACGTCTCACCGTCGTTCGTGGACCCCAGCAGCTTAAAGAGCAACTGAAAGAACCGTGTCTTGCCGGTACCGGCCGACGCTTGCACGAGCAACCCCGGCATCAACCCTGTCCACTGTCCACGCAGCATCAACATCATTGCCCATGCGCCAACCTTTGCCGCTTCCCGCTCAGGCTGTAGCGCCAACAGGCGTGACATCCATTCACGTGCTTGCGCCAAATCCGCATCAAAGCTAAATGCTGTAGGCGCGTCCGTCTGTAGCTTGTCGTCCGGGTATACAGCCGTAAAGTCTCGCAAACCGTCGGCACTGATTTCCCCTTGCGTGGTAAGTACGGCTTGACTCTCTGGACACCATCCATAGTGGTCACGGGCCATCAACAACTCAGGGTCTTGTGACTCAAGCATCTTGATCATGCGTTGCCCAAGAGCACCCTTGCGCGGGTCACGGCTGTTGTCATACGTGCTCAAGCCACGACGCGCCAACCAACGCTTGAATCGAAGGTTGTCAACCATGGTGTCAGTGTCAATCTTGGCACCGTGGATGACCTCACCATCGGCGCGCGTAATGTCCACGATGAACATTCGACGTGCGTAGTTAGGGGAAACCACGACACCGCGAGCGGTCATCGTAAAGTCAGTGACAGGCATGTATGACACGGTACCGTCACGAGCCTCAATGGGGGTATCGTAGCCGCCCACCTCACGCGGGAAGAGCCACCCACGAGCCTCATCGTCAAGCCGCTTGGCATCCTTGGCTTCCACCACGTCACGGTGACGTTCCCACTGGCTAAATTTCTTGTCCATGGCGCTGTCACTGAGCGGGTCCGCAAGGTACATGTTGACCCGATGCAACAGAGCACAATAGACATCCTTGTCCGGCACGAACCGAGCAAGGTAGCCAGCAATCTTGATCATGTCATCGTCACCGGCCGACGGATCATCGGGTGCCTTGAGCAACACGGCAACCATGTCATCGTTGGCATCGGCTTTCTTCGCTGCCCTTGTCGTCTTGGTCTTGGTCGCCTTGACCGGCTTGATGTTGCTCGGGAACACCAACACTGGCCGTTGCGCGGCAAGCGTGTACTTGGTGCCGGACGCGTGCAACGAGGGTGGCAAGACGATGTAACCCTTGCCGTTTAAACGGGTATCAACGTTCGACCATACCCTCTGTCCCTGCCCAATGAGATTGTTGGGGTTCTGTTTAAACACCAAGTGCCGACCCTTGCCGGTGGTGTGCTCCCACGTGGCAGGGAAATCGATGTCTGTCTCACCATCGATGTCAACCGCGAATTGATCGACGGGTGGCGTACCGGCGACATTGGCGTCCGGCCAACGTGCCCACCAACCCTCAATGACAGAGATGTCATCGGTTGCGTTCTGAAACCCGTTACCGACCATGGGACGCTTGCCATAGTCGCGGTTGGACTCATCACAATCATGTTCGTCTTTGGCATTGTGACGGTGTGACCCCATGGCCGGTGAGCACACCGGGAAAACCAACCAACCCTGAGCTACCCACCATTTTGCCCACGTCAACATGCTTGCTGTCTTGCTAGGTGCCACAAGGGGCATGACCCCATCCCCTCTTGCTGTTTAAACGGTTATTCCTGTCATCCCCCGCGCTATTCGCCGGAAACCTCAGCCTAGCATGGGTCTTTCACCTCGGTAAGATTTCTGGCGTATGAGCTGCCGTATGAGGAGCCGTATGAGCTTTCCTAGGATGGTCCGAAAATCTTGCTGCAATTGTTTTTGATGGCAAACTCAATGACACTGTTGTCAAACTCGGCTTTCTCATACGGCTAGGGAGTGTTCTCATACGGGCTCTCATACGCCAAGCGGAGTTACAAAACCCCTGGTCAAGGCCATGTTATACGGCTCATACGGCAAATACGGCTCTGGGGAAGACTCTTTATATACGCGACGCTTTTTCTCTTGGGGGTGGGTGCTCGACACGTAACGCCTAAAAGGGGGGTCATATTTTCGGTAGTGCCGTATGAGCGTATGAGAGTGCTTAGTGCGGTAAACTTGAGTATCCGGCCACCCCGGATGACATGAGAAAGGAGAGTGTTTAAACACGTGGAAGCCAAAGCAACCCGCGACTACGCCAAGAGCTTGTTGTGGAATCTTGATTCCAGACGACTCATCGAGTGTGTTAGCCAGGGTATCGACGTTGGCATGTGGACCACCACGAAAGACGGTTGGGCACGTGTTAGCCGACACGCGGCCGGTAAGGGATCGGCGTACGTGCAAGCGCACAAGATACGGACGCGTCACGACAACATCGACACCAAGGTTGTTGGCGTTGATGATCAGGAATGGAAGGCAGAGGTATGGATCAAGAGGAAGGCACCAACGGAATGACAATCAAAGAGTTGATGACCCGTGAGAGCGCGGCAGCCATCTTTGCCATGACGTGTGCTGCCGACCTTGAGCACAGACAGCGTGTCATGCGTGAGCGTGCCGACGTTCCGGAAGAGCGCATGATCCCGTTCTTTGCTGTCATGCCGGACGGTTACAGCGAGGATGAGCGGCGTAAGTGGATTCGGTCCATCGTGGAAGCCCTTGATGTTGTGGTGGCAGACGCGCACAAGGACATCATGGTTGATCGCACCTTTGCCATGATGAAAGACCTTGGTCTTGGTGACGACGGTAACGGCGGGTTGCGGGATGAGTGACCTCACCACATCGAACGCCACCATTGAGCGACGCATCGTGTGTCGTCACTGTTCGGGGGCAAAGCACACGTTCGCGCATAGCTTCGGTGGCTTGCGGTTGTTCACGCACCACCTTGACCTTGTTCACAGACTCCGCATCACCCAAGCCGAAACGGACATGATCACCAATGCCTGAGTTGATGTTTGACGACGGACAGGAACCGTCGTTTGTGGAACTCCCCGCCACCGAACTTGGTGCGTGGCTTGCCGACAACGTGCGTCCGGCCGACGGAGAGATTGCCCTTGACTTTGAGGCAAGCGGCAGGCACGTCGATGGTAATTGGGCCACCAAAGCCGATGAGTGCGAGCCAGAGGCACGGCTCAGCATCGCTGCCATGTCGTGGCTCGACACGGACACCAACGCTCTCAAGTCGTGCGCCATCCCGTTTGATCAGGGCATGGTGGGTGGCAAGAAAGGTCGGTACATCACCAAAGCGACCAAAGCCAACCCCACCACCGGATGGCAATACCTTCCGCACTCAGACGCGTGTGACCTCACTCGCTGGTTGTGTGTCTGTGCGCCATGGAACTTTGGTGTTCAGGGGTGGGTCGATCTGCGCGACATGTGGCGTAGCAACAAGATTCGTGTTGTTGACTACTTCAATGCCAAGTATGACATGTGGATTGCCCTTGCTGGCTTGCGCGATGGGGACACCAACCCGTGCGGGCCGGATTGTGTGGGGTGGCAGCATCAAGCCGATGAGACCGGTACGTGTTTAAACAGTGGGATCGACCTGAGCGGCAAGCTCGGGACCGATCTCATGATCGTTGAGGGTGTGCGCGAGCCTGCCGAACGGGCGAGTCTTGACCACGTGTCCCGCAAGTTCTTTGGTGTGACCAAGGACAGGGGCATTGAGGATGGTCTAAAGGCCAACGGGGTTGGTCTTGGCAAGCGCTATGACCTTGTGTCGTGGGACGTGGCCGGACGGTACGCAGCGAAGGATGCCGAACTTACGTTGCGTGGCAAGCTCAAGGTTGACCGCATCATTGCGGCCGGTGAGATCGACGCTCAAGACATGCCCATCATCAACCGTGAGCATCGCAAGTGCGTCATCCTGTTCAACATGGAACGTCGCGGTGTTGGGTTCGATGTGGACCTTTGCCGTGAGCAGGATGACAAGATGGCCGTTGAGGTTGATGAGCGGGTTGCTGAGCTGCCGTTCAAGGACACCAATATTGCTGCCGGTAACTACTTCTTTGGTGCGCCGGAGGATGGGGGTTGCGGCATCATCCCCATCAAGCTTACGGACGGTGGCAAGCCATCGTGTGACGCTGAGACGGTTGCTCGGCTCACCAAGGAAAAAGGCAAGGCCGGTGAGGTTGCCAAGCTTTGGCAGCATATCGCCAACATGAAGAGCGTCCGTTCAAAGTGGTATACGGCTTGGCCTCACCGTGCGGGCAAGGATGGCCGGTTGCGCACCAACTTCTTTCAGTTTGCCATCGAGACGGACCGTAAGGACATGAAGAGCGGGGGTGCCATCTCGGGCCGGTTGAGCGCGACCCGTATTCAGTTGCAGGGTGTTCCGCAAGCGTGGCGCATTCCAGCGGGCATTGTGGGCATCAAGAAACTGTTCAAGCCCAAGCCCGGTCACCAAGTGTGGGAGTTTGACGCCAGCAACGCGGAAGTGCGGGAAACGGCACGGCTCACCAAGTGCCAGAAACTAGCCGATGTCATCAACAGTGGCGTCAACATCCACAGTGCCAACACCGTTGTCGTGTTCGGCCGACAGTTGGCCGAGACGTGGCCCGGTGGATGGCCGGACGGACAGCCGTACGACGTGTTTGAGGCTCGTGACGGCGGTATCACGGATGACGTGACGTGCGCGGCTGTCAACGATGAGGGTGACCCCATCTATGTGTTGAGCAAGCACCCGGATTGGAAAAAGGTACGGACGTCAATGAAGCGCGGCATCTTTGGCACGATCTATGCCAGTGGCGTCCGGACGCTCAAGAGTCAGATTGACAATGACCTCAAGGATGACATTCCCGAGCGTCAAATCCGTGCATTCATGGATGCCCTGAACGCGGCATACCCTGAGATCAAGCGCACGAGCAAGATTGCCGAACGTCGGGTTGACGTGGCTGCCGGTGGTCCCGGTTACGTGCGGCTCATCTCGGGTCGACGTCGCGTGTTCGGTTGGGGTGAGCGGACATACAAGGCTCTCAACGCGATTGTTCAGGGCAGCGTGGCTGAGCAGATGTCAGAACTCATGCTTGCCATTGAGGACAAGTATCCGGGCATGTTGATCAATCAGGTTCATGACAGCGTGTGGCTTGAGATTCCCGATGAGCTTGTCGAGGAAGTTGGCGCGTACGTCAAGGACATGGGCAAGCGCATCTTTGAGGGTCACAACAAGAACATGCACGTAACGTTCAAGTTCGATGGGGGTCGGTTGGCATGAGTGACGACAACGAGCCAAGCACGGATGAGGGTGGACGGTGGTTTCTGCTCTTGATGCTGTGCGTCATGCTCATGTCCATTTTGGGCACGACGCTTGTCGTGGGGTGGCTTCAATGAACAAGAACAAGATCAATATTGGCAAGATTCGTGGTTGGGCAGAGGTCAAGGGTGCTGTCCTTGCGCCGTGGTGGGCAAGCTGCCCGGTGTGCCCTATCCACATTGGCTTTCTCACGGTCGGCACGCACGGTGAAGCGATTCGGTGGACAGACAACCATCTTGCCAAGCTGCATGGTCCCAAGAACTACGTTGAGGGGAACGACAATGCCGCTTGAGTTGCCTAAGCGTTGGGCTTCCGTTGACCCCGGTGACGTGCACGCTGCCGTTGCCATGTGGCATGAGGGTGAGTGTTTAAACGTCACGGAGTTTCTTCCTGACGATGCCATCGATCATCTTGAGAATGGCATCCGGACGCTTGAGATTCACGCTATCGTGTATGAGAAGTTCGCGTTGGACTTGCGACGTGCGAGCCAACAGAACGGCTCACAGATGTTGACAAGCCAGATGATCGGGGTGATGCGGCACTTGGGACGACGGTACAACGTCCCTGCCATCGGGTACTTCAATCACCAACACAAGAAGATCTATCACATGGGTTGGTTTACCCGGATGGGACGGGCCGACCATCAACAGCAACCATATTGGACACCCGGACCGCGCGGGGGAAGTTTAAACGGGCACAAGCAAGACGCGTGGTGTGTCGGAATGTGGTTCAAGCATGAGCGAGGGTATCGGGATTATGGCACGAGAGAGCATCAAGCCTAACGGGTCGATCTTTCAGGTTGTGCATGAGATCGGGCTTACGGTCAAGCGTGAGTTGACCACCGTGTCACGCACGCGGGGTTGGTCGGCAACACCGGTTGGCGAAACGGTGTCGTGGGTGCAAGCAACCAACATGCTCAAGCGGGACGTGAGTGCGTGGTTGCTTGCACCATCCCGAGAGTCATTGACAGCACTGATTGTGACAGCAACCGCGCTCTTGGTGCGGTACACGGATGAGGGGGTTTAAACGATGGTTAGCGAGGATGCGCTTGCGCACTACCGGCCGATGATCGAGCGCATGGCGAAAGGCATTCGGCGTGTAAACGCATCAACGAGTTGGGAGGATGTTGCGCAAGAGGGATTCATCGAAGTGTGGAAGATGCTCGATAAGGGGGAGGTTGAGCAGGGGCGCATCTTGAAAGCTGCCCGCAACCGCATGATCAGTCAGCTCATCCACTTCCGTGACTTCAAGCATCCTGGCGTGAAGACGCACTTTGAGATTGAGGCTCATGCGCCGGTGGTGGGTGAGGGGGTTGGCATCGAAAAGAGCGTGTGGGCCGACCTTGAGGCAACGGACGATGTTGAGTCTGTCTATGTCGCCTATCACGAGGGAGAGATCGGGGAAGCTCTTGCCGCGCTCACGCCGAACCAACGTAAGTACGTGTTCATGCGTTTCTATGAGGGCAAGACCCATGCTGAGATTGAGGCTGAGTTTGGGTACAACCCCGGTTGCGTGTGGAGTGACAAGCGGCACGGTGCGCGTGAGCGGTTGCGCATCGAGCTTGGTCACTTGCGGGAATTGGTGAGCTGACATGCCAAGTACCGTGAAGTTCCGACAGGATCAAGCGCTCTTCAAAGCCGATGCTTTCCACTTGCCCTTGTGGATTCACGCGCCGTTTGAGGTCATCCGAGGATTCACCAAGTGGATGACTGTGACGTTGGCGCGTGACAACCCGCACCGTGACCCGCTTGTCAACGCGACGTTCACCAAGCCAGCAAAGAAACCGCATCGCAACGCGTTTTGGAGCGGCAAGCCGGTTGTCAAAGGTCCCAAGTGGATTGTGATGGCTTGGCGTTGGTCGTTGGTCTTCACGGTACTTGCTTGGTTCAAGTATTCGTCATGGGATAGCAAGCTCGATGTCTTGCGGGTGTTCGGCCATGCGTTGAGGTGGCTAGGGCTGTCCGTGTTGCCGTGGTGTTGGGCCAATTGGGGTTGGCTGCCGTTGATCCTTGTTGGCACTGTCGTGAGTGTCTACGGGGTCAAGTACGGGGTCAAGCGGCTTGCGCTTTGGGCCAAGTTCAGGGGCAAGGGAGACGACGGTACACCGTGGTATGAGTACGTGATTGCTGCCGAGACATGGGTTAAGGGAAGGTTGGGACGATGACCATCGTTGTGATTGTTCTTGCGGTGTTGGGTGCCATGTGCCTTGCGTGTGGCGGGTTGGTTGAGGCTGCCCACCGTGCCAAGCGTCGTGACGTGTGGATTCGTCCGGCCGCACAGATCTTGATCGATAACTTGCCCAAGTCCGGACAGTTGGTTGACAACGGTGTTGTGGGCAATGTGTCTATGATGCTGCGTGACCGGCCAGAGCGGTATATCAAGCTGCCGAAAGTGTTTCCGATCGATGCCAGTGACCTTGAGTCGTGCGTGACGATTCGGTTGCCCGTGAGTCCAGGAAGTCAGGACAAACTCAAGGACAAAATTGTTGCGGACATCGGGCATCGTCTGGGGATGTTGGGTGGCGTCACCGGCCAATGGGGGTACGTGGGGCACGGTGCGGTAGTCAAGGTGTTCCCAACACCGAGCTTTGGTGAGGCACGTACGGTGTTCGATTACTTGCCGTACATTGAGGCCAACGAGGGTAATCCGCACATTGTGTTGTTGGGGCTTGACCTTGATGGCAAGCCAATCACGTATGACCATGTCAAGATGGGGCCGCACATCAAAGCGAGTGCGGGTAGCGGTGGCGGTAAGTCCAATCTGTATCGGTTCCTTGTGCCTCAGTACATCCGTAGTGGAGGTCAAGTCATCATCCTTGATGTTAAGGGTGTGTCGATGCTCGATCTTGCTGTGGCGCTTGAGTTCCGCAACATCCGGTATTTCAGCGAGGCGCAGACGTGCCATGATGCTTTTCAAGCGGTGTTTGAGGAATTGGAGCGTCGCCGCAAGGCAGACATCGAAGCACGGCTTGCGGGACGTAGCATCACGTTTACGCCGCTCCATGTCATCATGGAGGAAGCCAATACCCTTATGGCCATGCTCAAGGACTTTTGGGAGTACGCCAAGAAAGCGCATGGTGATGCTGCCGTTCACAGTCCGGCCATTAGGTCGATGCATTACTCGGTTTACATGGGTCGTGAGTTTGGGATTTACATCCATGTGATTGCGCAGCGTGCGGAAGCTGCGGTGTTTGGCGGGGGTGCGGTTCGTGAGAACTTCAATGCCGCGCTCATGAGCAAGTGGGACATGCGCACGTGGAAGATGCTTGGACATGGCCACAAGTACATTCCGCACCCGATGGATTGGAGTTGGTACCTAGTCACGTCGACAGATGTGGTGCGGTACTTGCCGCCGCACTTGCAAGAGAGTGACGCGGCGCTTATTGCGAACCTCGCCAATGTTGCTGAGATTGAATGGTCCGATGGCATTGCGTCGGTGCCGGACGTGCGGGTAACCGCGATCGGTGGGGGTGGCAACCGACCGAGTATCGAGCGTGCCAGCGTGGACATTGAGCTACCGGTCACGATGACTTTGGCTGAGGTTGGCAAGTTCATTGAGGCGCATGGGTATGCGGTTCCGTACGCGACTTTGCGCAAGTGGCAGTCTGGGGAGCGGTCACCAGAGAGTCAAGGGTTTGCCAAGTGGCCGGACAGTGAAGGCACCAACAGTGAGGGTGCCAAGGTCTACAGTCGTTTAAACGTGCTCAAGTGGATGGTCACGAAAGGCGCACCCACGGGCAAGTTTTGGGATGGCCGAGAGATCGATATTCAGGCCAATGACTGTGTGGTGCGGCAGCATGTGATTTATGGCATCTACGTCGCCAACGTGGATGGTGTCGGGTACGTCGGGCAGACGCATCAAGAGGTTGGTGACAGGATCGATCAACATCGTGAAAGTCAGTATTGGGGTGATGTCATTGTTGACTATGTGAAGCTGTTTGAAGGGGAGATGACTTGCATTGAGGCACGTGGGTTTGAGGCCATGCTCATTGAGCAGTGGGGACCGACGCTCAATCGCGCCGTTCCTCAGATTGGCGCTAAGTGTGCACCGAAATGGAATCCGGCCGGTGAGCGTAACGAGGTATTGCGGGATGCTCGGAATGCGCGCGATAAGGCAGCCAACCGGCCGGTGTTCACGTCGGTGAGGGATTGAGTACGTGGGTCATCGGGTCGGCAAGGTGGGTTGCATAGATGCTGCTCAACATAGGTTGACCCGGTGACCCGACCCGGTTAACGATCTTGGTGAGGGGTGCGGCATGACTAGTAGGCGTGAGCGTTGTCTTGAAACGGCGCGGCAGGTTGTCACTAAGGACAGAGCGAGTGCGTATGGGAGCGCTGAGGACAATTTCAGCAACATTGCTGAGATGTGGAATGCTCAGGGGTTGCGCATTGATGGGCGACAATTGGTAGCGGGTGATGTGGCGCTGTTGATGATTGGCATGAAGCTTGCTCGGTTGCGCCACAACCCGAGTCATGAGGACTCATGGGTTGACGTTGCGGGGTACGCAGCGTGCGGCATGGAAGTTGGCGTCACGGTGGATGAGGTTCAGCGCGTGATCGAGCAACACGCGGGCAAGGGATGGGTAAGCGACATGTATCGGTGCTCGGAGGATTGCCCACCTGTTAACGGGTCGATTGGTGCCGCTCCCCACGCACCACATGCTTACGGAGCTACCAACGGCGGGTGGTGCGACGGGTACATCTAGACGTATTGTTGGTCACACCCGATGTTTAAAGGTGCGTCCAACATGGCTGACACAGAGCGCCAACTAGAGCGCATGGAACTTTGGAAGAAAAAGCGTAGGGCACTTGAGCTGAGATTAGCTAAGGTGCCCTATCGCGCTATTGCCACTGAGCTTGGCATCAACGTAGCTACGGCTCATTCTTGGGTGCGCGAGCTAACAGCAACAGAGTTGCCACCGGAAGACATGGAAGCCATCCGTGCGCATGAGGCCGATGGTTACGACGCGAGTGAAGCACGGCTCTTGGGTCTAATGGGGATGGTGGCGGAGCAAGCGCAGCGTAAGAAAGATGAGGGCTTGAATACCGATGGGGAGGTCAAACAGATTGAGAGTCTTGAACGTACGTTGATGGACGTGCGTCGACAGAGAGCACTCTTGCTTGGCATCAACAAGCCCACATTGGTCAAGCACAATATCACGGTGCGCAATGTGCTTGATGAAGAGATTGAGGCTCTTGTCTCTGAGTTGTCCGGTGGAGGCAACATCATGAGTGACCCTGAACTTGTTGATGTGGGTGACAACAATGAGTGATGCCAATGCGTTGCGCGAGCGTGTCATGACGCTCGATCCCGAGCGGCGTAGGCAGCTAGCGGCACGGCTACGGGTTGAGCAGGAGACACGGCGCACGGCATGGTTGTGCCGCATTCCCGGCTGCAAGGGCAACCCGCACCCCGAGTGCCCTACCCCACATGCCCGCGCAAATCAGCGACTCCCGTTTAAACGCGGAGATGGTAAGACCGGTGCACTGTGGATGGCCGGTCGAGGGTTCGGCAAGACACGCATTGGTGCGGAAGGTGTGCGCCACATGGTCACGCGCAAGCGTGGCGGGGTTGGTCGTATTGCGCTTATTGCGCGTACGGCTGCCGACATCCGAGACGTGATGGTTGAGGGTGAGAGTGGACTCTTGAACGTGTTCCCCAAGTGGGAACGTCCGGAGTACCAACCGAGCAAGCGGCGCGTTGTGTTTCAGAATGGCGCGGTTGCGTTCGCGTACTCATCCGAAGAGCCTGATAGTTTGCGCGGCCCACAGCACGATTTCATCTGGGGTGACGAGTTCAGTACGTGGCGACACTTGCCATCGGTGTTGTCAAATGCGTTGATGGGTATGCGGCTTGGCGACGAACCCCGCATGATGTTGACGGGTACGCCACGCCCATCGAAAGCTGTCAAAAACCTGTTGGCAGGTAAGTATGGTGATTTCTATGTCATCCGGGGTACGACGTATGAGAATCTGTCGAACCTTGCCGACGTTTTCCGTGACACGGTTATTCGTCAATATGAGGGCACGCGTACCGGCCGACAAGAGTTGAATGGCGAGTTGTTGTCGGACGTACCGGGCGCGTTGCTGACTTACGATGTGTTTGAGAAAGAGGGGTTCCGATACGATGGCCCGTTGCCCGATGACGTCAGTACGATCACGGTCAATGTTGATCCTGCCGTAACGTCATCGACCAAGAGCGATTATACGGGCATTTCTGTGACAGCGGCCAATGTCAGCCGTACCACGGCGTATGTGCTCCACAGTGAGGGGTTCCATGGCAGTCCAGCACAAGCGATGGAGCGCGTTGGTTTGCTCTATGACCAATTCATGGCTAACTATGTCGTGGGTGAGGTCAATAATGGCGGAGAGTACATAGGAACTGTACTTAGGCAGATAAGATCAGATATCAAGTTCAAAACAGTTCATGCGTCTGTTGGCAAAGTCGCTAGGGCTGAACCTGTGGCGATGTTGTACGAGCAAGGTCGCATTTGCCATGTGGGTAAGCCATCTCAATATGCCGCGCTTGAGGATCTTTGGTGTTCTTGGCTTCCTAAAGGGACCAAAGATGATGAGGGTAATGAAATTGGCAGTGATGAGAGTCCTGATGAACTTGATTCAGTAGTCTGGGGCATGACAGAGTTGATGCTCAAGCGCGGGCGTACTGTCGCGCCATCAAGGTCCGTGAGAGGATGACGTCATGACGCAACCCAAGACCAAGGTGGACTTGCCACCGGAAGAGCAAGAGCCATCGGGAGCGTTCAACCCCGATGACTACGATTGGGGTAAGCACCTTAAGACCGCGCTTGACGAACTCAAGACCAAGAATATCGAGATTGATCGAGCGTGGGACTACTATGAGGGCAAACACCCCAAGGTTTGGCTCACGGATGCCATCCGAGACAAGTTGGATGATCAGCTAATCACCAACATGGCTGAGAACTGGACTGACGTTGCGGTTGATAGTCCGGTGCGTAGGCTCATGGTCGAGGGTTTTGTCGACCGGGGTAGCAAGAGCCAAGAGGTCAAGAACAACGTCATCATGAGTGACGCGGCCAAGAACGTGTGGGACGACAACGCACTGAGGTTGGCACAGAAAGATGTCTATAAGGCCGCTGCCGTAGCGGGTGAGTCCTTTGTGTTCGCGTGGCGGGACGACACCAAGCCAGCGGGCATCGACGCTGTCATCAAGGACGCGCGCAACGTGTGGTGGCCCAAGGACAGCCATCGAGCGGAACCAACACGCGTGGCATTGGTATGGGCTGATGAGGATGAGGGTGTTTGGCGCGCAACCATGTATTACAAGTACGTGGTGGTGAGGCTTGTCGGCCCCAAAATCAAGGACTCTGGCAACACCGACATCATGCCGCAAGCCCGATACTTCATTGTGGACACTGTCGACCCCGGTGGAGAACACGGGTTTGACAAGGTTCCGGTTATCCGGTTTGCGGAAGAGTCCCGACGTCGGTCGTTGGTGTTGCGGCTGTCCACTCTGCAAGACAAGATCAACAAGCTTGCTGCCAACTTGCTTGTCACGGCTGAGTTCAACGCATGGCGCAAGATGGCCATTCTCACTGAGCAAGTGATCGATGACGAAACGCTCAAGATGAGGCCCAACCGTATTGCTGTGCTCGATCCTGGCGGGGGTGATGGTGGTGCGGCAGCAACGTCCATTTGGGAGGGCTCAGAGACCGACCTGAGCAAGTACAGTGATGAGCAAGACAAGCTGATTGACAAGCTTTTCACCAAAGCGTGTCTTCCGGGCCATCTCAAGGTTGCCGAGAATCGCGCGGTACCGAGTGGCGCGGCGTATCAAGCCGATGAAGGACCGTTCACAGAGTACGTTGGGGATCTCAAGGATTCGTACGGGGAGTCATGGCATGACTTCTATGAACTCATCCTTGGCATCGATGTTGAGTGTCAGTGGCGTGACCCGCATGTCCGGAGTGACCTTGACCAAGCCACGACTGTCAAGATGATGGTTGATGCGGGTGTCCCGCTTGCTCTCGCGCTCAAGTATTACGCGGGGTGGACGGATGAACAGCTCAAGGAATTTGAGGAAGCGCCACTGTCGCCAAAGGAACAACTGAGCATGGCAGCAAGCCAAGCATTGGCGGCCGGTAACGGTCTTGCCAAGCCCGGTGAACAGTCCACCATCGGCAAGCAACAGGGCATCACGGGACAGGACAAGGTTCCGAACTCACCGGCCGCACAGAAAGCCACAAGCGCCAATGGATGACGCAACGACGTACCTACAGACCATGATGGACAGCGCGGCGCGTGAGGGTAAGCCGCTTGTCCTTGACCCGATCACGTATTCGTGTCGGTCGCTCATGGTGCCCAACGGGCTTGTCATGACCGCGCACTCACCGGGCGGTTACGGGGTTCCCATCGGCGCACACGCCAAGATTGAACTCATCGCCGGTACCAACGACCATCTATTGCGTGGTGCGCCCGGTGTCGCGCACGTGAGGATTGAGGGGGTGCATTTTGACGGCAACAAGAACAACAACAGCCGGGGGGATGTCATCCATCTTGACGACGTGTCCACACCGGAGGAAGCCCAATGGCATGTGCGTGACTGTTTCATTGAGGCAGGGGCAACCAACGGCATCTATGTTGGCAACGGCCGACGTTGCGCACAGATCAGTGACAGCACCATCAACTACAATCGATCGGTGGGAGTGCGTTTAAACGGGTCGGACGCGCACCTAGACCGGTGCATCATCGGAAGTAACGGTGAGTTGGGGGTTGGCGTGGGTGGCACCGTAGCGGACATCCATGCGTGCGACATTTACAACAACAAGACGGGCATCACCGTCTTTAGCACGTTGACCAAGGTGACCATTCGCGCCAATCGAATTGATCGGCACACACGTAACGGTGTCCTGATCAGTCGGGAGTGCCGTAACGTCGTGTTGGCGCACAACGTGTTGCACCGGAACCAAGCCCACATTGTGGACCAATCGGGCAACGGCAGTAACGTCATCAAGAGCGACAACATCATGAGCGTGGATTGAGGTAGCGACATGCCGACCATCTATAAGTGGATGAACCCCATCACGGTCGATCAAGCGCGCTATGACGTGCTGATCACTCGGGCCGGTTACTTTGCCGCGCCTACGCCGGACCCTGGCGACGGTACACAACAGACGAATGACGTAACTTATGTTGACGTGGCTAACGCAAACACCACACTTGTCAATACGTTGAACTGGTCGGTTGGTGATCAGGTTTGCGTGCCGATGGCAAGTAGCCAGTCAGCCGCTAACTTGACGCCTACGTCGGGCGTTGCGTATCTGACTGGCGGGCCAGGCATGGTTGTTCCTGCCGGTGTTGAAGTCCAGGGTATTTCCTTTGTGTCTAATGCGGCGGCGGTCACCCCTACGCATCAATTTGCGTTTGTTGCGGTACCTGATGACACCGGTCTTAACCAAGCAGTGTTGGTTGCGGTAAGTGGGGATTTGTTGACCCAGGCATGGGGGGTGAACACCGCCAAAAAGTTTTCGTTTAGGGCTGTTGACGGGGGTTCGGGCTTTTGGAAACCAACAGCGGACACACCGGTCTATGGTGGGATATGCCAAGTTGCTGGCACACCCGCGACATTGCGCGGGTACACGTCAAGTGCCTTTCTCGGGACGATCATGCAACCCAAATGGTTTGCTAGCGCGATTGGCGGTGGCAAGGTCTTCCCCAAAGATTTGCACACGGTAATGTCACTCAACGATGCCGCTACGTACCCGTTTTGCCGACTGTCAAGGACGTACAACTGATGACGTACACACCGCCACTGTGGACCCCAAATTACGACTCACCCACTGATGCACCATCTCCGTACAGTTACGGCGCGGGTGAGCCCTCCGCAACATGGCGACCATTCAATGATTCGTCAGCGTGGAACACCCCCATTCCGAGTAGCCCGACGATAGCGCCCGATAGCACGTCCGTTGTTACGTGGCTCAACAGCTTGAATGGTCCGGTTGACCGCTACATGGGCCAAGGTGGCACGACAGGGGATTACGACCACCCGGCGTACTACGCAGCATCGAATTCACCACTGGTACGCGTCAAGTTTCTGTCCAACAGCAGTGACCCGTCTGTTGTTTACACGTCTAGTACGACGGGCACCCGCTTGCGTGTTAGCGACCTACACAACCGGCGTATCCCACTTCCTGCCGGTGCAACGCCCGCCGGTGGCACGGACGGTCACATGATTATTGAAACTGCCACGCGTAGCTATGAAATGTGGCAAGGCAACAACTGGCAGCCTGGCGAGAATCGTTATGGTTGTGCGTATGGGGCCGTGTATGACCTTGCGGGCAACGGCGCATCCACTGACGGACACTCGGCTACCGCAGCGGGTGTAAGCCTTCTTTCGGGACGTATTCGGTTGGCTGAGCTTCAAGCGGGCAAAATTAATCATGCGTTGGCCATGGTTGTTAAGTACGTACGGCGCAACGTTGTAACTGGCCCGGCCACCGGTTGTGCTACCCCGGACCCGGCAACTGTGGCCGGTGACGCCAATGACTTGAAGTGGCCGGTTACCGGGGCACGTTTTCAGCTCAACTACACGGAATCTGAGATTGAGGCACTAGCCGTACCGGCGTGGAAGAAAGTTATCTTGCGGGCTATGCGTGAGTACGGGCTGATTGTCATGGACACAGGCGGCGCGTCATGGAACCTTCAATTTGAGTCGGGGGCGGTTGACGTTGCACAAGGTCAACCTGATCGTTGGCGCGCGTACGCGGTAGCGCAAGGTTGGAGTCAAGTTGTTGACGTCGGTAACCCGTATATTCTGCCGCTTAAGACGGGTGTCGACTGGACTAAGCTCCGAGTCGTAAGCATGTAATGCCTGACATCGAACAGCTTGACGGTTGGGCTGCAAGGCTACTTGGCATCGAGCAACAGACAGAAAACGATGTCGGGGGTGTCTTTCAGCCCATCCTTAACCGACTCTTTGGGTTTGGTGTCGCGTTGTGGCCCGGTGATGACGCGACCCTTGCCGAGCAACAGGACGCAACCGAGCGTTTAAACGTCGATGAGTTGGTGGAGGCGGTACCTAGGGCACGGCAAGCCATCAAACGCGGCGCTACGCGAGCACTGAGCCACGGGTTAGATGTGGCGCTTGAGGAAGCCAAGGTTGCTGGGGCCGATGTGGTGCCGGAAGAGTTGCCGCCGTCGACTCGGCACATCTCGGAGCGCATCCACGCGCGTGTGGACGCTCTTGAGGTTGTCATGCGTAGCAAGGTGGCCAAGACCAAGATCTTGTTGCGCCACGCCACGACCCAAAGTGACGTGCTTGAATCTTTGGCGGTTGCTAATCAGGGGGTGAACCTTGCCAAGCAAGTTGCTCGACAGTCCACGAATGAAGCCAGTAACGACGCGCTCACGACTGTTAGCCATACTGTGGACAGCGTCGTATCTGTTTGGCGTGCGGAACGGGACGCGTGCGTTCATTGTCTTGCATACCAAGGAGAGATTGACAACGGTAAGGGTTATCCATCGGGGTTGACGTTCGGTGACAAGCCGCTCAGCAACGACAAAGTGCCCAAGCCACCCTTGCACCCGAACTGTCGTTGTACTCAGTCTCTTGTGCACAAAGAGGTTGTTGTGCCTCTTGCCAAGACTCTTAAGCGGGAAGCCAAGCGCTCAGTGTTGCGTGGGTGGTCACGCCCGACCGAGAGTGAAAAGGTTCGGCTTGAGGCAGCCAAGCGGCTTGTTCAGAACGGCAACACGTTGCCCAAGAGTGTCAATGCGTACGCGCGTGCTGCCATCGAACGTGGTGAGTTTGCTCGCGGCCGGACACCACCGGCCTAGCACTGCCATTGATCGGGTGCTATCTTGACAGATATCAAGCGGGATGCTTGACGGGAGGGATTCCCGAGATGAAAGGACAACTCCACAATGGGTGCCGAGACAGGTTCCAACACCGGGCCGGACACATCCAAGGATGCCAACGTCAACACCGGGGTCGATGCCAACGGCAAGGACACCGGCAAGGTAGGCGACGGTACCGAAGTAAAGGGCAATGGAAACGGTGACGTTGACAAGCCCAAGACGGATGATGACACGCACGGCCTGAAAAAGGCATTGGCCGAGACTCGCAAAGAGCGGGACGCTCTACTTAAGGCACAGCGGGACGCTGAGCTTGCGAAGTTGCCAGAGTTGGAACGGGCCAAAACTCAGGTTGACGAACTCACCAAAGAGAACGAAAAGCTTGAGCTTGAGAATCGGCGCTACAAGGTCGGCATGAAGTTGGGTCTACCTTGGTCGTTGGCAAAACGTCTCACCGGTGACACGGATGAAGAGATGGAAGCCGATGGCGCGGAGCTTACCAAGACGTACAAGGTCGATGAGTCGAAAAAGATCGATGACCCGGCCAACAAGAAAAAGAGTCCTCCGAACGATGCGCGCCGTGGTGGCGGTTCCGGCGGTCCCGGAATGAACGACATCTTGCGCGCGTTGCGTCGCTGACAATGAAAGGTTGAGCATCCCGTGGCTGAAATCACGCGCGCCGATGCGTTGGCGCTCATCTCCGAACAGGACATGGGGGAACTCTGGCAGGATGCGGCTAAGCAGTCGCTTGCTCTCCAGACGTTCCGCAAGGTCCGCATGACCAAGCAACAGGCCAAGGTTCGTGTGCTCGATGCGCTTCCGGCCGCGCCCGGTGGTGGCGCGTGGATCGACGGTGACACCGGCCGCAAGCCCACGCTCGACATGGGATGGGCCAACAAGTTCTTGCAGGCTGAGGAAATCGCGGGCATCGTTCCGATTCCTGAGAACGTGCTCGATGACGCCGACATGGACATCTGGGGTGAGGTCCGGCCGCGCATCGCGGAGTACGTCGGGTATCACCTCGATCTTGCGGTGTTCCTTGGCATCAACGCTCCGTCGTCCTTTGGCGACTCGCTCTATGAGGGTTCGGTTGCCGCTGGCAACGTGCTCGACCTGAGCGACTACCTTGGGCTTGGTACCCAGGCTCAGGGGTATGACCTCGGTGGTGCTTTCTCGGAACTCATCGGCCTTGTCGAGGATGACGGTTTCTCGGCCAACACGATTTGGACCAAGCGCAGCGTCAAGCGCCGGATGCAAAACCTCCGCGACGGTACGGGCAACCTGATCTACAGCGAGTCTCTGCGCAACAACGAGACGGTTCCCCAGATTTGGGGTGTCGACACGTACATGGCGGACAACAACAGCCTTGCCGCTCAGGGCAACCTCAACGCCATTTGTGGCGACCGTTCGCGTGCTGTGCTTGGTATCCGACAGGACATCGAGTTCAAGTTCCTCGATCAGGCCACCCTCACGGACGGACAGGGCAACGTCCTTGTCTCTCTGGCCGAACAGGACATGATCGCGCTCCGCTTCAAGATGCGGGCAGGCTTCACGGTCGCGGACCCGATGACGTGGGAGGGTGGCGCTGGCGGTTACCCGTTCAGTGTCCTTGTCGCGTAACAACACCAACCCCCACATCGGACAACGCAAGAAAGGCGTTTAAACGATGGCTAAGAAGATCCGCCTGACGGGAGCGTTCCGTTGGGTTCCGCGCGTGCGCGTTGCCACCACGGCAAACGGCACCCTCGCTACCGCGTTCGCCAATGGGCAGACGGTGGATGGTGTCACCCTTGCCACCGGTGACCGCATCCTTCTCAAGAATCAGACCACGGGTGCCGAGAATGGCGTTTACGTGGTTGCCGCTTCCGGCGCTCCCGCGCGTGCGGCTGAGTGGGCCACCGGCAATGACGTCGTGGGGTTCGTCGTGCGTGTCACGGCGGGTACCGCGAACACCAAGACGGCTTGGGCGGTCTACGCCGAACCGGCCATCGTCGGCACCAACGACCCCAACTTCATCAAGCACGAACTCATGGGGGTGTGACCACATGGGACAGCTTGGCGTTCGTATCGACAAGACCCGTGAGAAGGAACTCAAGGACACGCCGCTTGTCACCCCGCATGGCACGTCCATTGTGGTGACCAAGAGCCGTGCCGCTGCCTTGCTCGCGCGTACCCCGATTCGCATGGGGGACGGTACCGCCCGGAAGTACGCCGCTCCGGGTGAGGACAACATCGTGACCGAGGAAGTCAGCAAGGCTGCCCCCCCGCGTAAGGGTGATGGCCGTAACATCCCCAAGGATGGTGAGTAATGGCACGCACGGCCATTGCGGTTGCGGTAGCAACCACCAAGGGTGTCAAGGTGGCAACCCCGGTGGGTGCCGACACCACGAACGGGAACTATCTTGCCAACAGTGGCATTGAGACGTTCATCGCCAAGAACACCGGCGGTAGCCCGTACAACGTCACCATCGGATTCTCACAGACTGTGGACGGACAGGGCATCACGTCTTACGTGCGGTCCATTCCGGCCGGTGAAGAGTGGGAGTTCGGCCCGTTCCCGGTCACCATGTACGGGACACAGGTTGCTGTCGATGCTGCCAACGTGGCGGTAACGCTGCGTGCATCGACGCGATAAGTCTTTCATCGGGTGCGGAAAGGGTGGTGCCAGCTATGCCAGTCGATCTAGCCATTGAGCCGTGGCCTAGGTTGGCACGGTTGGCACCACCCGGCACCAACACGGTTGAGCTTCAAGAGGCTGCCGACCGATGGGGTGTCACGGCCGATCTTTACAACGCGGCTGCCGACCTTTGGGAAGACAAACTCAACAGCATCGATCTTGCGCCGGACCCTGACGAAGCGTCCACCGTCGATACGCCTACGGGTAAGGTGGCTAGCGTCTCTCAGGATGGCATTAGCATCACGTATGCGCAGAGTGCCAAGACCGGCAACACGCAGAGCGCGCGACTGTCGCAAGTGGCTCAGATCAAGAACATCATCCGGGGTTATCGGGCCAAAGGTAAGCCGCACTCACCGTTGGTGCATCGGACCGATTACAACCCATGGCGCAACCGGCCACCGGGTGACGATGACTGTCAAATCATCATCGTTGATGACGTGTGATGCCACATGTCAATCCCTCTGGCAACAACGACCATCACTGTGATGGGCAACCGTCCACAACGGGATGTTGATCCCGATGACGATGCCCTAGCTGTCCCGCAAGTGACGTTGGCTACGGGAGTGCGCGCGTCGATCACGCTGCCCAACAGTGAGCGGCGTGTCGACAACATCGATGAGACTGACAGCTACGCTCTTCGATGTGACATCTTCCCGGAAGGACTCACGCGGTATGACACCGTGATTGACGAATCAACGGGGGTGAGTTATGAGGTTCGTGTCTCTGCTCTGAGTTCGACCACCATGCTTGGCTTGGAGCACGTCAAAGCCACCATTCGCAAGCGAGAGGGGTTGACCTCAAGTGAACCCGTCTCTACCTAGCAGCATTGGCACCGTGCGCGGTTGGATGCGTGCCAACGTTCCAATCACGACGTTGACCAGTGACCGGCAGTATTTCGGTATGCCTCGCACAGACAAGCCGACAACGCCATTCATCATCATGTATCGGGTGGGTGGCGCTCCGGATGACTTTGGGCAGGACTATCCGCAACTCATCATCGAGTGTTGGGCCAAGACCAAGACGGATGCCGAAAAGCTCGGTCTTGTCGTTGCGGCTGAGATTCAGTTCATCCGGCGGCCCGTCATCATCAACGGTGTTGGCATTGTCAAGTCGGGTGAGGTCAACGTCGGTCCGATTGAGACAAGCGGAACCCCGGACGCTCGCCGGTATCGCATTGATGCCACGTTCCATCTACAGTCACACATATAGACCCAAGGGCGGGTACCAAGGTCGGCCCGCATGGCGCGGAAGGACGTTTAAACGATGGATGAGGTGGGACGGGTGACCGGGGTGGTGTTCGTTGAGTCGGACGCATTCCTTGCCAACCCGACCGACATCGATGAGGCCCGTGAGGCATTCATCGAAAACAACAAGCTCACCAAAGCTCAGGCTGAGACTGTCACGTTGGATGACACGCGGCATGACGTCGGACACGGCTTCACGTACACGTTCAGCGCGGATGCCAAGTAACCGGCCATGACCAACAAGCCGGTTGTTAAGGTCACAGTGGACCAAGCCGCCCTTGGGACATTGAAGAGCACCCCGGAAGCAAAAGCGTTGCTACGCCGATGCGCTGAGCGTGCCCTTGACTTTCAACAGTCGGCCGTTCCCGTTGACACCGGCGAACTCAAGAGCGCGTTGGGGATTCGTGAGAACTCTGACGGATCAATCGACATCGGTACGGTCAAAAAGAAAGTTGACTATGCCTTGCCGGTTGAGGAAGGTCACCGCACCAAAGGTGGCACTTGGGTTCCCGCTCAGCCTTACATACGTCCTTCCATCGATGCGGCAAAGAAAGGTCTCAGGTAAAACATCATGGGTAACCCGAATAAAGTCAAGGTCGGCCCTGGCTTGCTCTACATCGCTCCGCTCGGTACCACCGAACCGGCCAACCTCACCACGCCGTGGTCAACCGTGTCCGCCAACTGGCAGGCCATCGGGTACACAGAGGAAGGTCACGAGTTCAGTTCTGAGCCGAGCTTTGAGGCCATCGAAGTTGCGGAAGAGCTTGTGCCGATCCGCTACGAACAGGCCAACACGAGCGAGTCTCTGTCGTTCAGCGCGGCTGAGATGACCGTCGACAACCTCACCCGCGCGTTCAACGGTGGCACCGTGACCACCCTGAGCGGCAGCGTGAAGCGTTACGAGCCACCGGCCATCGGACAGGCCGTGCGCGCGATGCTCGGGTGGGAGTCTGACGACGGTACGGAACGGTGGGTGTTCCGCAAGTGCGTTCAGGCGGGCAACGTCACCATCGCGCGACGCAAGAGCCCTGACAAGGCACTCATCGCCATGCAATTCAACCTTGAGGTTGTCGGGGGTGGCGTCAAGCCCTGGACCGCCATCATGGACACTGCCTAATCGGCAGGCACCAACTACGTGTTTAAACGGGGGGTGTCGCATGGCGCGGCACTCCCCACCGGCTCAAGTGAAAGGTCATGGCGACCATGGAAGACATCGATTACACCCGTGCTCAGGAGATCATCGCCGAACACAACCGGCAGCATGAGGCAGTCTCGGGGGAGGTTGTGACCCCCGCAAGCAACGGGCTTGAACTGATCATCAAGGGTGAGGGTTTTGAATGCCGCCGCGTTGGCACCACGTGGCAGATGATGCAATTCAGCAAGGCTCAGCAGGCAGCGAACATCACTGTCCCCAAGGGACTTCCGGAAGACCACCCGCGACGCATTGAGCTTGAAACCAAGCGCAATGAAGCGGGCATGAAGATGTTGAGCGCGCTCTATGACACGGCAATGGTGTTGCTCAAGCCCGGTGAGCGTGACCGCTTCCGTGAGTTCATGGACGAACAGGCACTCACTGAGGAAGGCATCAACCCCGGTGAGCTTGAGGAAGCCATCGGCAACGTCATTGCGGCGGCCGGTGGTGAGTCGGGAAAAGCGGGTTCGCGTACGTCTCGGCCATCCTCTGCCTCATCGAACAACACCAACACGAGTGTTGTGCACGTCTTGTCGGACAGGGGCACGGACGGAGTTTCGGTAACCGACGTGAGCTGATTGACAGCTTTGACGTTTGGTGGTTAACGACGTGGGCGTACGACTACTTTACGTCGCGCATGGACAGTGAGCAACGCAAAGAGTTCGATGACCGTCTTGACTACATCCGTAACTACGATGAGATGCGCAAGAAAGAACGCGCCGACCGTGCGGAGCTAGTACGTCGGATGCAAGCGAACCTTGAGTGAGAGGGTGGCAACGTGCAACTTGGGGAAGCATTCATCCAACTGAGTTTGTCGTTGCCATCCTCCGCGTCCAAGGACGTTGAGGCATCGGCCACCAAGACCGGCCAAGCTGCCGCTAAAGCGTTCAGTGAGGCTGCCGACAAGGCAACCCACATCGAAGCCAAGGATGCGTTTAAACAGTTCCCCGATGAGGCCAAGAAAGCCGGTACCACGGCCGGAACGGCACTCGGCAAGGCTGTCAGTGACGCATCGTCCAAGATGGTCATCAAGTCGCCGGACATCACACGCGCGTATGCCAAAGCGGGTGACGATGCCGGTAAGGCTCTGGCAACGAGCGTGAACAACGCGGCAGCCAAGATGACTATCAAGTCACCCGACATCACCAACTCATACAAGACGGCCGGTGAGAAAGCGGGCCAAGCTCTAGCTAAGAGCGTCAATGAGACTGCCAGCAAGACCAAGGTCGATGCGCCGGACGTGTCGGCTGAGTTCTCGCGTGCGGGTGACAAAGCGGGTACGTCCTTCAAGGACAAGCTCAAGGGTTCGTTCAGCAATGCGGGAAACATCGGTGAGGCTCTAGGCGTTCAGCTCATCGGCGCATTTAACTCTGAGGTTGACTTCACCAAGACCCAACGCAACTTTGAGCAGTCGCTAGGCGCGACCAAAGGTGAGGCCAAAGCGCTTGGTCTTGCTGCCGGTAGCCTGTTCGCCAATGGTCTTGCCGATGGCATGGATGAGGCCGAGCAGGCCATTTCGGCGACCATCAATAGCATCTCTGGCATCCGTGATCAGGGTGCACCGGCCATTAAGGAGATTGCGAGTGCTGCTCTTGGCGTGAGCAAGGCATTCGGGCAAGACCTTGACGGTGTGCTGCGTGCCACCGGACAGCTCATGCGTACCGGGCTTGCGAAGGATGGCAAGGAAGCGCTCGACATCATCGCCGGTGGTCTGCAAAAGATTCCGGGTGCGGCAGAGGACTTGCTTGATACCTTTCAGGAATACTCGGTTCAGTTCAAAAAGATCGGTCTCGATGGCAAGGATGCCCTAGGCATCATCTCTCAGCTCATGGAAGGTGGCGCACGGAATACCGACCTTGCTGCCGATGCTCTGAAAGAGTTCAGCATCCGCGCGGTTGATGGATCTAGCGCCGTTGAGGGAGCGTTCAAGGACCTTGGGCTTGATGCCGAAAAGATGACTCGCACGTTCGCTGAGGGTGGCCCCAAAGCCCGTCAAGCGTTCGGTGAGGTTGTCGACGCTCTAAACAAGATGGAAGACCCGCTAAAGCGCAACCAAGCGGGTGTTGAGCTTTTCGGTACACAGTGGGAAGACCTAGGCGATGCGTTCCGCAAAGCCGATCTCAAGACTGCCACCAAAGAGCTTGGGGACCTTGACGGGGTTGCCGATCGTGTGGGTGGCAACACGTTCGGTGAAAAGCTCAAGGCCAACCTGAGCAAGCTTTCCGGGGTTGCCACCGGCATTGCCGCAACGCTCGGTATCTCGTTCGCATCGTCGTTCGATGAGGCCATTGACTTCAAGTCTGCCAACGAAAAGGTTGCGCGTGAGCTTGGGCTGAGCGGTCCACAAGCGAAAGAGATCGGTAAGGCTGCCGGTGATCTGTACTCATCGGGTCTTGGCGATGGTCTTGGGGAAGTCCAGGAAGCCATCGGGGTTGTCGGGAAGTCGCTTCCGTCGATTGCCAAGCTTGGTGTTCCGGCGCTGTCCGAGGTCACCAAAGCCGCGCTCAAGCTGCAAAAGAACTTCGATGTAGACATTGCTGATTCTTCCAACGCGGTTGGCAAGCTCATCCAAACGGGCTTGGTCAAGAACGCAACGGAAGGCTTCGATCTCATCGCAACCGGTATGCAAAAGATTCCGCGTGCCGGTGAGGACTTGATTGACACTGTCAATGAGTACAGTGTTCAGTTCCAAAAGCTCGGGCTTACCGGGCAAGACACCTTTGGGCTTATCCAACAGCTCATGAAAGGTGGTGCCCGAGACACAGACCTTGCGGCAGACGCAATCAAAGAGTTCAGTATCCGGGCTGTCGATGGGTCATCGACGTCCATGAAGGCATTCAAGGATCTCGGTTTCAACGCCAAGGAACTCACGGCTACCTTCGCTAAGGGTGGTCCGGAAGCACGCGCCGCGTTCGGGCAGGTCACGGATGCACTGAACAAGATGGAAGACCCCGTTAAGCGAAACGCTACGGGTGTCGCGCTGTTCGGTACACAGTGGGAAGACTTGGGTGGTGCCTTCAAGAGCGTCGATCTCAAGACTGCCGCATCCGGTCTTGGCGACATCAGCAAGGCTAACGCTCAGGTAGTCAAGACCTCACCAACTCAGGTGGTGCAACAGTTCCAACGCGCCATTCAGGTTGCCTTCATCGAGATTCTTGCCGACAAGGTGATCCCGGCATTCGCCAAGTTCATTGAGTTCGTCAAGAACAACCAAGGTCTACTCAAGACACTTGCGGTTGCCGTGGGTGTGCTTGGCACGGCATACGTGGCGCTCAACACTGCCATGGCGATTAGCGCCGGTGGTGGCCTGATCACATTCATCAAAACCGCAGTGACCAGTACCAAAGCGTGGACAGCCGCACAGTTCGCACTCAACGCAGTGATGAAGGCCAACCCGATTGGTATCGTCATCACAGCGGTAACCGCATTGATTGCCATCATCGTCTTGCTTTACAAGAACAACGAGACGGTACGTAAGGTCATCGATGCGGCGTGGGCAGGCATCAAAAAGGCCATTAGTGCCGTGGTCGATTGGTTTACCGGTACGGCGTGGCCCGCGCTCAAGAAAGCTTGGGACGCAATCAAGCCCGCTGTTGAGGCTGTCGGCAAGGCCATTCAAACGGCGTGGGATGCTGTCAAGAAGGTCTTCACGTCAACAACGTTCATCGATGGTGTCAAGACCGCATTCGAGAACTTCAAGACGTTCTTTGTTGGACTATGGAAGATCATCAGCGGTGCGGTCGAAATCGCATGGAACGTTATCAAGGGTATCTTCAATGTCATCAAGGGTGTCCTGACTGGCGATTTCAAGGGAGCGTGGGAAGCTCTCAAGACGATGATCTCTGGCGTGTGGGATGGCATCAAGAAAGTCATCTCCGGTGCGTGGGATGTCATCAAGTCCACTGTGTTTGGCCAGATCATCTCGTATCTTGCGGGCACTCTTAAGAATGCTTGGGAGAGCTTCAAGACGAATCTTGGCGCGGTGTGGGATTGGATCAAGGACAAGATCGGCGCTGTCTGGAACTGGATTCGCGACAGCATCTTTACGCCAATCAGTGACAAGCTCACTTGGCTCAAAGATAAGTGGGAGCTGTTTAAAGTCGGTCTTGGGGTTATTTGGGATTGGATCAAAACAAAGACATCAACAATCTGGAATTGGATTCGAGACAACATTTTCCAGATCATGTCGGATAAGCTTACTTGGCTTAAGGACAAGTGGGAGCTATTCAAGATTGGGCTAGGTGTCATCTGGGATTGGGTCAAACAGAAGATCAACACAATCTGGACGTGGATTCGCGACAACATCTTTGCCAAGATCGATGAGAAACTGACATGGCTTAAGGGTCGATGGGAACTTTGGAAAGCTGCCATCGGCATTGTCATGGATCAGTGGAAAGAAAAGCTTAAGTCCGTGTGGGACAATGTCCGCACGGCTGTCATGGACGCGATTAGCGAAAAGCTTACGTGGGTCAAAGATAAGTTCAACGCATTCAAGACTAACGTAGGCACTATCTGGGATGGCTTCAAGGACAAAATTAGGACCGTATGGGATTGGATTAAGAACAACGTCTTTACCCCGCTCGGTAACGTAATCACCAAAACGGTACCCGACGCATTCAACAAGGGTGTCAACGCCATCAAGGCGGCATGGGGCAAGGTTGAGGAAATCGCCAAGACCCCGGTTCGATTCGTGGCAAACACCGTGCTACGTGACGGGTTGTTCAAGGCGTACAACGCCATTGCCAGCAAAGTAAACGCTCCTCAAATCAGCTACGGGGGTGTGAGCTTCGCTCGTGGTGGTGTGCTGCCGGGGTACACGCCCGGACGCGACGTCCACATGTTCACGTCCCCCACGGGTGGCAGGCTCGCGCTGTCGGGCGGGGAAGCCATCATGCGGCCCGAGTTCACACGCGCGGTTGGCGCTGCCGGGGTTGAGCGTTTAAACGCTGCCGCTCGTGCTGGCGGGGTGTCCGGTGTGGCCGATGCGTTGGGCATGGCGAACGGGGGTGTCCTCAAGTTTGAGGATGGTGGCGTTGTCGATAACACGTGGGACGCCATCAAGAAAGGCGTAGCTAAGGGCTTCAATGGAATGAAGGCCATTGCGGGGGTCATCACCAAGCCATTGACCGGCATCGTTGATGGTCTGTTGCGTCGCATCCCTGGCGCGGGTCCGTTCATCGATTTGATGAAAGCCGCTGTCAAGTCGCTCATCGGGCAGGGTGCCAAGTTCCTCACGGGCTTTGGTGGTGGTGGCCGTGGTGGTGGTGGCGTTGCGGGTGTCGGTGGTGGTGACGGCGCTCCCATCGCTGCCGGTTACCAAGCTCAGATTGCCAACCTCGCGGGTGCCGGATTCCACTTGCGATTTGCCCCTAGCCAGCTCACGCAAGGTGGTCACGCCAAGAACTCGTGGCACTACAAGGGACGTGCCATCGACATTGGTGTTGGCACCAACGGACAGTCTCAAGTCGAGCGTGTTTGGGACTACCTTGTTGCGCACTACGCCAAGACATCGAAAGAACTCTTTTGGGCGCAAAAGAAAATCAACTACAAGAACGGGCAAGAGGTTGGCCCACACGACTTGTCCAACCACATCCATTGGGCCATGCGCAACGGTGGCGTCTTCAAGTATGACGATGGTGGATGGCTTGAGCCCGGTCAAACGGGTGCCAACATGGGCAAGCGCCCGGAAGCCGTACTCACTCCGGAAGAGTCGGCCGGACTCAAGGGTCTTGGTCTTGGCGAACTCATCGATAAGCTTGACGAATTGATCGCCGCCGTTGAGCGCGTCGCACCCGGTGTCACTGCCGGTATCCGGGGTGCGGGTGCTGGCTTGCGCGCGGCAGGAAGGGCGGTTTAAACGACATGGTTGCCATCACTCTAGATCGGACATTCGTCAATCTCGTTGCCACCGGGGCGGTTGTCCAGGCGTACACCGGGCGTGGCCGCTCCCGCAACTACCGCACGGATGGCGCGGTTCAAGCGTTCGCCGGTGGTCGATACCGCTCGATTGCTCTTGAGGGTGTCGCCGGACAGCAAACGTTCATGCTGCGTGATGTGTCTACGGCCGACATCGACACGCTCAAGTCATGGATCGGTGAGACTGTCCTTGTGCGTGACAACAGGGGACGTCGCATGTTTGGCACGTACTACGAAGTCGGTTACCAAGACCGGATGCTTGACGGGTATTACGACGTGACATTGAACGTCGTTGAGGTCACGTACAACGAGGGGGCATGATGCAACCTCGGGTGACATCCGTTAGGTCGACGCTCACCGATGCTCAGGTTGAGGGGTTGATCAAAACCGATGCTTCGATCAAGATCGGGTTTGGCATGGAACTACTTGACCGCTCCCTCAACGTGCTTGGTGACGTGACCGATAGCTTGCGTGAGTGTTCCACCGGCCGTGACAACACTGCCACCATCCACGGGTCATGCACATTCGACATTGCCACCCCGTTGCCATGGGGACGCGCCATCGTCCGGCCGTACATGACGATTCGCAACAGCACGATATCGGCCACGTTCAATCAGGGTGCCTACTTCACGTCAACCCCGAACACCAAGACGGACCGCTTGCCGCGCACGTACACCGTTCAGGGATACGACATCTTGAATGCGCTCAACACGCTCGTTGGTGACTCGTTCGCCATCGGCATTGGTGACGCGTACCTCACGGTTGTCGAATCGATTCTTATCGCTCAGGGATACACTGAGTACAGCATCGACCCGCAACGAGCCACCACAACCGCTCCCGCTGCAAAAGGTTGGCCGCTCGATGAGTCCACCACGTGGCTCATGATTGTCAATGACCTACTCAAGGCGGTTGGCTACCGATCGATTTACTCGGATTGGCACGGCCGGTTGGTGTGTGAGGCCATCGTGGACACGCCTACGGCTGCCCCCGAGTGGTACTACACGCGCGGTCAATTCGACGGACAGCTCATCCCTGAGAGCGACATTGCCCACGACTTCTTTGCCACCCCCAACCGATGGGTAGCCATCAACGGCAACACCAACACGGTGACGTCTCCCACGGAAGGCAACGGCGTATATACATACGTCAATCAGAGCCAGGGTGAGACATCCGTCAATGAGCGCCAACAGACCATCACCAAAGTCATGACCGTTGATGCTGCCGACCAAGCCGCGTTGGTTGCCGCTGTCATGGCTGAGGTGGCTAAGGACAAGAACGTTGGCACCACAATGGAAGCCCGGACGTCGGCAAACCCGCTTCACTGGCACCAAGACGTTGTGTCTGTGGAGACGCTTGAGATTGGCATCGTGGCTATGCAACAGGTTCGATGGTCGCTCAACCTACGTACCGGCGACATGGGGCGCCCCATGTCGCCG